AAGCCAGATGAGGGCGATACAGATATTCGGATCGTGCCGACAAATGATGGCGATCCGCTAAAGGAAATGTTCTTCCACTATAATGTGGGCGAGCATCGCGGGGGAATCCTGTGCCCAAAGCGTAACTTTGGCGAGCACTGCCCCGTATGTGAATTTGCTTCTTCGCTTTGGCGCGAGGGAGTAGACAACAACGATGAGGAAAGCAAGAAGCTTGCAAAGTCACTCTTTGTACGCACTCGCTACTTCTCACCAGTTGTTATTCGTGGTCGTGAAGACGAGGGCATCAAGGTCTACGGCTACGGAAAGCAGGCTTATGAGCTACTTTTGGGATACATTCTGGATCCCGAATACGGAGACATCACTGATGTGAAGGAGGGTACGGACATTACCCTTACTTATACCAAGCCCAATAAGCCTGGAGCGTATCCCCAGACAAACCTAAAGATGCGTCGAAATACGTCCACCCTCCTGGAAGATGGTGAAGCGATCCCCGCCCTCCTCGATCGCATGCCTGACTTTGATAATCTATTTGAGCGTCTTAGTCCATCCCAGGTCGACGCAATCCTCGATGAACAGCTTTCGGGAAGTTCTTCCGCAGAAAGTCGTTCTTCTGAGACAGCCAAGTACGGCGCCACTAATGGTAAGAGTGATGTAGACCGTGCGTTTGATGAATTGATGACAGGCTAATAGTAACTAGGTGAGTCTAGTACCGATGGCAGAGCGGGGTAAAAATACTCTGCCAAATTTTCCAATAGGAGGGATTATGAAGTACGTTGTACTAATCGCCGCATGTGCTCTAATGAGTGGTTGCGGAGACGCTGATGAAGACACTGGCGAAGACACTGCTGTCGTCGCTGAGTAAGCAAAAGCCGCTGGCAGACCGGTAAAAAGTCTGCCGCATTTTTTAACCAGAGGGCATTATGGCAAAGAAAACAAAAGCAAAAGCCGGTCGGGTTGCCTTGCACGATCTAATGAGCTTAGTAAACAAAAAGGCAGGTAGGAATGTCGCACACGATTTAACAGGCGACAACCCTACACAAGTAAAGGAGTGGATTCCAACTGGCTCGCGGTGGCTTGATTGTATCATCAGCAAAGGTCGTGTTGCAGGTATCCCAGTTGGGAAGGTTACAGAGATTGCTGGACTGGAAGCAACAGGCAAATCTTATATGGCTGCACAGATTGCAGCAAACGCCCAGAAACAAGGAAAACTGGTTGTATATTTTGATTCTGAATCAGCAATCGATCCTGGTTTTTTAGAGCAAGCAGGGTGCGATTTAGAGCGCTTAATGTATGTTCAAGCAGCTTCCGTCGAGTTTGTTTTAGAGATGATTGAAGAGTTGCTAGGAGCAACTGATGAGAAGCTTGTTTTTATCTGGGATTCTCTGGCATTTACGCCGGCTGTGTCTGATGTTGAAGGCGATTTCAATCCGCAATCTTCGATGGCGATGAAGGCACGTATTCTCGCAAAGGGAATGTCGAAGCTGACGATCCCAATCGCTGATAAGCAGGCGACATTCATTGTTCTCAATCAGTTGAAGACAAATATCCCACAAGGACCGACAGCGCGTATTGTTGCGATGACGACACCCTACATTACCCCAGGCGGAAAGGCTATGCACTATGCTTATTCTTTACGTATTTGGCTTACGGGACGTAAAGCCAAGTCTTCGTTTGTTACAGATGAGAAAGGCTTCCGTATTGGATCCGAGGTCAAGGTTAAACTTGAGAAGTCTCGCTTCGGAACTCAAGGTAGGTCTTGTGCTTTCCGTATTCTATGGGGCAATGAAGTTGGTATCCGAGACGAAGAAAGCTGGTTTGATGCAATCAAATCGTCAGACTGCCTAACTTCAGCAGGCGCTTGGTATACGTTAAAGATGCCAGATGGATACGAGAAGAAGTTCCAGCCATCTAAATGGACCCAATTAATTTCAACTGACGATGAATTTAAGAGTAGGGTCATCCGTCTAATGGATGAAGAGATTGTACAGAAATTCGATAAACGCGAAGGAAGTGCAGACTCTTACTATGCAGAACCCGAAGATCTAACAGTACCACATAAGGAGTAAATCATGGTTTCACTATTCACAACATTACTATTGGCAACGCAGCTGAATGTTGCGGAAGCACACAAGGCTCGTCGTCCTCATACGCACGCTCGTCCACACACGCACCATTCGCACCAAAGACGAACTCACGCTCACGTGAGACACAGGCACCACTCTTATAATGTTGCTCGCCCAGCACCGCCACCGCGTGCAAGAACAGCGCATTCGGTTTACTTCTATCGTGGGCACTGGGTGATGACCCACCATAGACCGCATTTGATTTGGCGGTGGAATCATCATCGTGGAAAGTGGGTAGTAGTTTTCAGATTTTAAAAAAGTGCTTGACAAGCCTACATTAATACATTAATATTATTATTCCTACGGAGGGAAAATTGAAAAAGAACAATGCACCAGGGAGTGTCATCTCCCTAGCTGTCGCAGCTAAACAAAAAGCAGAACAAGTCGCTATTGCTGCGGCAACTTCAAAGGGCCATCGGGATCCGCGAAATCATCCAGATCATTTGAAGATTTTAGAAACGAAAGTTGGTGGTAAGAATTATCGTCGGTTTATTAAAAGCTTTTATTACACCACGGAAGACAAGCTCTTTAAGACCCAGATTCGCTTAAAGGAGGTTGATGAAACATATTGCCGCTTGGAGTTGGCGCCATTATTACAGAAGGATGGAAAAATTCTTGATCCCCCCTTCGTAACAAGCCGTAGCAATACTATGAAAAATGTTGAACACGGACATCACCGTGTACGTTCTAACTCAATAGCGTTTGGCAAAGATGTTCCTCTTCCTGTTTTCGAACTTGATAGCGAATTTTATGAAATTGACGAGTCTGGAAATTATGCCACCACTGGAGTCCCGGTGGCATATATACAACTCAAGTCCAAAATTGATTGCAACGCTCCGAGGGAGAGTCTCGCCTACGAGATGACCGATGTAGCAGTCCAGTTAACTGAGCTATTCAGCGCGGATCCTACATTTAATGGAGTTAACCCTGCCGGCTATTCGTTTCCCGATCGGCAGCAGTTTGATGCTGTTATGGACGATCTTCACCCGCGCGCTTTTCTTTACAAAGGTACGCGCACTAAGATTTATAATGCATGGTGCAAGGGAGGAAATCTTAGCAGCAAGATTAAGCCTGTAACTTTCCAAGATGTAACCGCAGATTTGGTTAACCACAACCTTAATCCCGGCGTCACAATTAATAAACGCAAGAAGCCCGTGCGCGAAAAATTTTTAGAGCATTTTGATAGCACTAAGAATGTGTTTATTGGCACCACTACCACAAACGGTAAAACATTCGAACGAGATTTTATCTTACCCTTGGTGGCGGCTTTTTCAGATAAGACGCTATGTACCCAATCGGGACATAGGATTGTGCTACATTGTGAGGTATATAGCCCCTCTTCCACCTTAGTTAAGCTGAAACAGGAGCGCAATAGCTTTGTTGATAATCGACTTCGTGTGTGGAACAGGCGTCTGAAAGCCCTAGGGTGCTCTGTTATCTTTAGTCAGGTTATTTTTCCAAAGCAGTTGACAGACAAAGCAGATAACGGCGAACACATTATCTTATAAAAAACTCTTGACCTAGCCCCCTCAATAAGTTATAATATAACATAACTTGAGGGGGTTATTTTGTCGGCGCACAAGATCCACGAATATAGAGGTCGTGTAGGTCGCTACCTTGAGCACGCCAAAAAAGTAGCACAACAATCTGACGAAGACTATCGTCACGGCGCTGTGCTGGTCAAAGGAGGCTCCGTTATCAACACCAGCATCAACAAAAATAGTTATTGTGCGTTCGGTATGCGTTTTCGTGATAAAAACTCAGGAAAAGCTACCGTTCACGCAGAGCTTGGTGCTATACTAGGTGTAGATAGGAAGCTAACTTATGGCGCCACAGTTTATGTGGCGAGAATAGGTAAGCAAGATGATTACAAGTTATCAAAACCGTGCTCTATGTGCGAAGCAGCAATGCGATACGTAGGTGTTAAGCGGGTTGTTTTTACCATCAATAGTAAATTTGCAGGGAGTTATAAACTATGAATATATTTGTACTACACAAGGATCCGAAGATTGCGGCGCAAATGGCTTGCGATAAGCATGTTGTCAAGATGATCCTTGAGACCGCACAGATGCTGTGCACCGCCGCACGCGCAAACAGTGCGTGGGCTCCTTATGGTGCGACCCACAAGGGTCATCCGTGCACCATTTGGGCAGGCACATCTAAAGGTAATTGGGATTGGCTTATTGAGCACGGCAAAGCACTGTGTACAGAGTACACCAAGCGTTACAATCGTCGTCATAAGAGCGAGACTGTCATTCGCTATTGTGGTCAGTTAAACTTGCCGTTCGAACTACAAGAACAAACACCGTTCGCCCAGGCAATGCCGCCGCAATATAAAAACGAGTGCCCCGTCACAGCCTATCGCGCCTACTATATGGGCGAGAAAGCAGCCTTCGCAACCTGGAAAACCCA